CTTTGATTCTCCTTCTTGAGCACCTCGTCTTGCAGCACTATTAATGATTTCAGGAATAGCAGATTTAGGAACATAAGCTTCAGAGTTAAACGATAATACTGGACCTGTGTAATTTACTGTTGTTGGTGCGCTACTAACACCACTACCAGAAGCAACCGTTCCACCACCAGGGATAACTCCTTGACCTCTAGCACCTGCTGAGTAACGCTCCATTGCTCCTTGCATCTTAGAGGAAGGAATAATGTATTCATCCTCTCCAGCTTCTCCTACGAGACCAATAGTAGGTCTGGTGACTAAACCTCCAGTAGCGAAAGGTTTAATACCGTTAGTCCAATAAGCACCTTCTGCTCCCACAGTATTGGTATATCCACCAAGATCATTTGCTCCTAAGCCAAGAGAACCTGTTGTAACACCTCCTTCTGCCGTACCAAAATCCAGCCCTCCAATCCAACTTGTCAAAGCTTTTTGTATCAATATTTGAGCTATTTGTTTCAATATTCCAGCTAAGGATTCACTTAAAGTTTTAGTCCCTTCAATTAATCCCATGATTGCATTTGTTAATCCACCAGCAATCGTGTCTTTGATTTGAGTCCATAGCTCTAATTGTTCTTGTAAACGATCTCTCTTCTCAACTAACTTCAAATTATCAATCTCTTCTAGCGATACTTTTTCTGTTAATAATTTGTTTTGATCATCTAAAAGATCTTTTGCTTCTTTTTCTTGCTCTGCTCCTTTAGTACCTATTTTTAATGATCTTTCTAGATGTGCTATTTCATCTTTCAACGGTTGCTGCGTAGCATCTTGAATTGTTTTTAGTTCTTGTTTTTGTAACGTATCTACACCACCTAGCTCTACTAATGCGGCATAATCACTTTCTATTCTTTTAACGATTGAGTCTGTCAAATCCCATTCTCTGTTTGCTTCTTTTAATTCTTTATTTAATCGTTTACCTTCTTCTGTTAGCCCGAAGAATGAATTACGTCCGCTTTTTATAAACGCTTCATTTTTTGCAGCAACAGCATCGTCTACTCTCCAACTAGCAAACCTTCTATCAGATTTTGCTGTCTTGTATTCTTTTCCAAGTTTTGAATCTGAAGCTCCTAATTGCATTCTTTGACTTTGCGTAATGACTTGACTGCCACCAGCTCCTTGCTTTGCTAACCATTTAGCTAAACCTGTTTTCTCTGCAAATTTCGCAACTAAAGCAGCAATTTTTAATAATTGAAGTTGGAAGTTATTTACAATCGCTTGCCATGTTTCACCAAAGTCTTCTAAAGCTTGCGTATTATCATTTCCAATTCTTTCTACCATTCTTCTTCTAACTGCTTCTAACGCAGCCTCCTTTCCAACAAGTTGTTCTATAGTTGCAATTCTCTTGCCTGTTTCCGTTCCAGCTAACCCGACTGATTCCGTTAACTTTTGAATATCAGCAGTTAAAGGATTCATTGCCATTCCTAACTCTGCTACTGCTCCAACTGCTTGTGATATTTGAGACATAGCTGCTGTAGCTGCAATCGAACCAGCAAAGCCTCCACCAGGAGTTACTGCTGCTCCAATACCTCCTCCTAACGCACCAGCAGCAGCTTGAAGTGGGCCTCCTCCAAATAAGAAAGGAAAACCACCACCAATTAATGTACTTGAAACAATTGAATCTCTTCCTTGTCTTCTAAGCTTTTGTTTTTGTTGCTTTTTATTTAAAGAGCTTAATTCTTTTTCAACTTCTTTATTAGTTGCTCTGGCAAGTTCTAATTCTTTTTGTTGAAGTTGTACATCTGATTCTGATAATTGATTTTTTAATTTTTGTTTTGTAATTTCAGCAAGACTTGAATCATTAATCCTAGATAAAAGTTGTAATCGTTTATCTTCTGCTCTATTTAAGTCTGATGCAAATCTTTCTTTTTGCCTAAAGGCATCCATGCTATCTAACTTAGTAGCTGGCCCTTTAGCAGCAGCTTCTATTTTGCTAGAAAAAGGTAATGGATCTGCTTCTTTTAATTTAAGGTTAACTAATGCAATCTGTTGCTGAAGATCATTAAAACTCTTGCTTCCAAGTTGGACTTTTGCTCTTAAAGCTTCCAATCTATCAATGTAAGTATTTAAACCATTAATTGAATTTGCAACTTCTCCTTTTTCAAGTTCACCAATTGTTGTTCCTACTAAATCTTCAACACCTGTTCTTTTAAATCTTTTATCTGGTGTTCCGTCTTTCTTTAAACGCTGCTCTGGAAACTGTGCTAATTCATCAACAGCTCTATTCCTTTGTACCTTATATAAAGCTTGCTCCCCTCTTAAAGTTGCTTGTAATGTAGAAGTATATTCTTTATTGGAACGAGATAAACTATTTAATCTGTCTTGTAAAGCAGAAACTTGTGTTGTTATTTTTTTGCTAGAACCTGTAAATTTATTTTGAGCACCATTAACCGTTGCTAAAGATTGTACGTACTCATTTAATTCTTTATTAGCTTTATTTAAAGCTTCTGTATATCTTTTAGTCTGAGCACTTGCTTTATCACCAGCAGTACGATCTTGGTTCGTGCTTAAATTTAAACCTGTTCCTTTTACTCTTCTAGTAGCGGCCCTAACCTTATTAAATTTTAAAGCTGTTTTATTTATTGCTTGTTGCTTTTTAAAAATACTTGTAAAAAGCTTTTCTATAGTTTGTAATTCACTTATTATTTTCTTACCACCTGTACTAAGGAGTTTTATTACTCCTTGCATTTCTACCGCCACGACCTTTTTTCTAACTCAACCCATCTTACCTCTGTCTTTTGATTTTTTGCATTTCTTTCTCTTGATCTTCGTTAAGCACTTGAAAATAAGCTGACCATCCTAGTATTTCTTCTAAAGTCATTTGACGTATTTCACTTAACGATTTTCCTAGCTCCTTAGCAATACCAAACTGAAGCATTAATAAATTATCTTTTCGTAACTCCTGACTTAATCCTTTGGGTCTAATGGCTCCTCATCGTCTGAGATAACAGCCAACATCAATTTTTGTAGATCAGCATCTTTTACTTCGTTTTTTAAAACATCTATTTCACCTAAAGCGAATAGCCTTTGACCATTTTCATCTTGTGCTTTGGTAATCAATAATCTTAAAGCAAATTCATTAGTATCATCATTCTTAGCTCCTTTTTGTGCTCTTTCTCTTTCTGCCATTGTTAAAGGTGTTACCCACATTTCAAATACCGTTCCATCCGATAATTCAACTTCTCTTTTTGTAGCTTCTAAGTTTGCAGCTTTTTTTAAACGATCTATTGCTTTTAACGGTGATCGAGATGTTCTTGAACTAGAAGACATAATAAAAAGCTATTCAAGATTATTCTAACCTAATAAACAATAAAAAACCCCGTACAAAACGGGGTCGGTTGAACATTTCCTTTCCAGTTACGATTCTATGACTTACTAAAGTCGAATGTTGGAACTCCAGCAGGACGGAAGTTAACAGTAACTGCTTGTGCATCATCAGGAGTTACACCTAAAGAAGCAGAAGTTAATGTTGCGTCAAAACTGATTGAACGACTCAATGTGTCACTCAATGTTCCACCACTGAATACACGGTCAATGTAAAGCTTGAATCCAGCACCAACTTGCTGACGTTGAAGAACATCTTCAATCATTCTGTTTGATAACGCTGTGTCTTCGTTAGTCATGTAAGCAGTAGCAGAACCTGAACCATCACCAAATCCAGCAATGTAGCTTCTAAATGGAACGTATTGACCAGGAGCAGCACCAATGGTTGTTACATCGATTTCAGCTCTTTCGATTTCAAAACTCCACTCTCTAACTTGACTAACTGACTCGTAATCAGCGTAGTAAACCTGAAACTCATTAGGAGATGCAACAGTACCAACATCAGTAAGGTCAACAGCAGAACCACCAGAAGTAGCTGAAACTTTTAACGCTCCAGAGTTAGCAGTGTATTGAATCACAAAAAAAGTTGCACTTGTATTCAATCCAGCAGGGAGTGTACCTGTGCCTGATCCTCCTGTTTGAGAATTTATAACTTCAAACTTGACGGGATCACCTACTTTTAAATTCAAGAAGGTTTCTACTACAATTGTTTCTGTCCCAATAGTGACATCACCAGTACCAAAGGTTCCTTTGGTTCCAGCAGGTTTGTAATAGAGAGCACCTGATGTGCCAGATAAACATGTAACGGCCATGAGGCTGCTTGATAAATTTACTTATAGATTAGCGTGTAATCCTTTAACTTAAAACTGTCGCTACAAATGAAGTGTCAATCGTACTCATAAATAAAGGAGCATCTTCTGTCGTAGAAAATGCTGGACCTTCAATTGTTCCCGTCTTTACATAAGTTCCAGTTGTACCTTTTGTCCCATTGTTTAACGTTTCTAATACATCAACAGCAGTATTAACTAAAACTTGATTTCTAGCTGGACCTTTTCCTTTTTCACTGAAAATTCTAATAATGATTGCTCCTTGAGCGTTATCAACGCTAGAACTTAAAGTAGGTTCATTCGTTACTCCAAAAGTCACATTTACTCTTACATATTCAGTCGTACTGTTGGCTGGTGCAGCCGTAATATTGTCAAAAAAGACAGGAACCGCAGGATCTAACGCTCCAAAGGCAGTTAACAATGGGTTTTCTACTTGTGCTCGGATTGACTGGTAATTCATCTGGCTTTAATTCCTACTTTGACTCCACGAACCATAGCCTTTTTCATTGCACCACCTTTAACGTAAGTTCTATACCAATCTAATTCTGCTGTAATTTGTGATTCACCATCTGCTGAAGAAGTAATATCTCCTCTTAAAGTTGGGCCACTACCATCTCTAACACCTGCTTTAACAACTTTTCCTTTTGGAACACGACCTTTATCTGGTCTAGGAAAGTTAGGAGGATTAAATCTTCCTTCTTGTAGGTCTAATGCGTATGGTGCATAAGGTTGAATATTTTCAATCGTAAACTTTGTAGCCCTTCTCATATCACTTAACTTTGCTGATAACTTTGGAACATTATCAATTGTGTATGGATAATTACCTCCAGACGTCCCAGAAGCCCCTCCACCAGCAGGAATCGCTATCCAGCTATCTTTAAATAGCCCATCCCACTCTGGTCCTTTCTCTGCCAAGTCATTCATCACTTCTACCGCCACATGACGAGCTAATTCATTAGCAATTTCACCAATCTCACGAGTAAATTTTCTGGCTGGATTTCTTGCCATTACTGTGGCCTCACGATCAATGTATGAAATATAGGATTATCTCCTCTCGCTGTCTTGATGCTAATAATTTTCCCTTCTCTAGTTGCTCCTGCTTGTGGGTATTGGAGGCGATCTGCTTCTGTTGGGTAATAATCTCCTAATTCATTCGCTCCAATAATGACTTTTACGTCAGTTGTTTGGTACAAACCTTCGTCTTCACTAGAACTAATTGTTGTAATTACTCCTTTTACACTGACATTTGTATCCGATCCAGTAACAGCTCCTGTCGTTGGGTTGTATGTTTTAGGAGTTGTACTTTTAACAAAAGTTAATGTTTGACCCCAAGTACTAAGAATACTTGCAGGTACTGATCCAAAAACAT